CTTTACCGGAACAAAGGAATCACTTCCTTCTTCTTTCAGCCCATGCGCAAGATACGCTTTAAGTGCTGATAAGCTCAGCATACCCTTGTGGCTATAAAGATCGGACATAGTAGGCATCCCGATTGAATTCTCAATCATTTCAACCCGGTCTATATTGTATTTCAAGATATAGCTTTTTCCGTCAATCTCAAACATCTTTTACCCTCCTATGCTGTTTTTGTTGTGACCTGAGCGATTCCGGCCTTCAGAACTTTCCCACTTGAATCCGCCTCAATAACCATGATCTGGTTTCCTGCCGTCAACCCGGTCAGTTCCTCTTCTCCGTCCCATGACGTCGCTGAAATAGTTTCTCCATACGAAGGATATGAAAGCGGGGCTTCGCCAGTTTTATAGAAATACTGATTTCCGGATCCCTTCACAGGATTTACATAGATATTTGTCCCACCTGTCGTTTCTCCGGGAACTGAAACAACTGTCAGACTTTCCAGGGACGCCGTTCCTTCAGGCATTTCATCCGGGGTTACCGGGTCTACTGCCAGGTCAACCAATGCGCCCATTCCGCTTAATGTAATCGAATACGTCACAGCATCATCATGTGGTGCCTCGATCGGATAGTTTGTAACAACCGCCAGACCTCCGAACATTCCAACCTTCCTTTTCCCATCAACCACCTTAATGCAGACCGGATCTCCATTCTCAAATGCCTGTGACAATATTTTGTGGCTCTGGTCGCTCGGCACATATAAGCCGTCATTATCAATAGACCATTCCTTCATGCCCGCCAGATAAGACTTCCAGCCGCCCTGTGTGTCTTTTGATGTAATCACAATACTGTCCGCGGAACGATTTATTGTAAGGCCCTGCTGCCCGCTGATCGCCAGAAGATCCGTTCCTTCCATGTTCCATATACACAGTAAGATATCTTTTCCTGCTACAGCCTTTGCAACTGTGCTTGTAAAGTCACAATAATTATTATTGTCAAAACCAAAAAGCTGAAGCATATTAAATTCTTTCTTCTTCATCTTTACCTCCTAAATTTTGCATTTAAATCCGTAGCACACCATAAATTCAAATGTCACTACTGCATGTTTCTCTCCCGATTCATCTGTTTTTATCGTCTGCACACCGCCATCCGTCTGCATAATAAGCTCAAAAGGTTCCGGCAGGGAAATATCTTCTGTTAAAGCCTCCTGCAGCTTCTCGATCAGATTATATACACCTACAGAGGAATCACTCCGCTCAGCAATGCAGTGAATCCAGACTGTATAATTATCACGAAACATTGTCTTTGTGTTTGCCGGAAGAATTCGGGTTATCTCCGCATAGTAAAATGGACTCTCTGCATTAACCGGCACTGCATCATAACATTTCAGATCGGTGCTGGATTCTATTTTCTCCTGTACCGCTGCTATAAGCTTCACTGGACTCAGTTTCTGATATGACATAATGTTCACCCCTTTTTGATTGCGTTAATAAGATCCTGTCGGTATATTGGCCGCTGAATATCTACGTTATTCTGCAGGAAATGCTGCCCTTCCACCCAGCCTCCGTCTATGGTCCGGTGGCCGTATTCAACATGTGGAGCATACTCTTTTGTATAACCGACTTCCGAATCTGCCCCTTTTCCATACTTATTAACAGATTGCATCATTTCCCCGGTATCATAAGGCGTTCCTCCGGACGCAGGGTTCTTTGTTGCCGTAGCACGGTCTACCATCTCATTTGCCTGCAGCTGTACAACCGCGTCAAAACGTATATGATTCAGCCTTTGAAGTTCTTTTTCAAGCTTTTCCATTCCCTTGATACTGACCTTCATATTCGTCATCCGGCATCACTCCTTATACACCCTTACCTGTATTACCGTATACCGCGGAGACAAATCAATTTTCTGTCTTATTTCCTGACGGATCCCATTCACAACAGCATGCGTACAGGATGGAAAACGATTATACGGAATCGGTACCGCAAATCTCTGTTCATTCCGGGTTACATCCCTGCCTTCCAGGCTGATCTGCTCATCAGTCCAGGGAGTATGCCGGCAAACTGTTTCTTTTACCGTCTTCCAGTCGCCGCCGACCATGTTCCCCAACTCATCTTCGGTTTGTCCGGTAAGGATCTGCAGCTGACAGGGTTTCCATATCAAAGAAACGACACCACCTTCCTGCTGTTTCCGCTATCGGCCTGTGACGTCTTCCAGTCGCCGATTTCGTCGGCATATTCAGCTAAAATGTTATCTACAAATGACGTGCTGATATTTGCTACTCCTTCAGAACTGATACCTTCGTAATACGTCCGCCGTACCATCTTCACCGTTGCGTCAACACAAATTGATCCAAACAGGGCCGGAAGTGTTTCCACTCCCAGCCTTAAACAAAGTCTGTCATTCATGGTCGCAAGATACTCTTTCAGCTGATCATCTGTAAGGCTTGTATCGGGCAGCCTGTTTTTCAGTCTTCCAAGCAGTTCCATTAACATCACTCCTCAGAATTTACGACGGCCACAACATCTCCAGAGCCGACAGCCTTGTAGTTCTGATCAGCCTCCACAACGGTAATATGATTACCATTTGTAGCTGTGATTGGTGATTTGCCGTCCCATCTGGCCCAGGATTTCACATCCATTCCATAGGTCACGCCTGTTGCAGATGCAGCCTCCTTGTATTTGTAGACGTTGTTCATTGATGTAAGTTCCGGGTTTACTGCGATATCAGTAGTCCCTTCATACTCACCTGCCGCGGATGTCACCGTAAGAGTCTTTAATGTCTGTGTATCGCTGTTTCCAACTGCGATATTAGCAACCGCATCCTGGTACTCAATCAGCATCCGAACGCCCATAATCGCAAACATGTCGGAAATTGCCCTCTCGTAGTTGCCCTGGATATGGAATCCGATAAATCCAGTCTCGGAATCCACGGTATAGGAAAGGCCTGCCTGCACAAATTCGGAATCTGCAGGATCTACATAATAGGCAACCAGGTTATTAAGCGGTGTAGCCACTACCGTGTTTTCCGGAATCTTAGACGTAACAAACATTACATCCGCGCCCAGGTAATCCCGAATGTATGTCTGGCCAAACGCTGTCTGCGTTGTAATCTGTGCGCCTCCGAGATATTTATACAAATCAATGGTGTTAACCCATACTGCAATCCCCGTAGCCGTACGATCCATATCCTCGAACTTGGCCTTCACTTTTCCAATCGCCATTGATACGGCCATCTGCCATGTACTCTCATGTCCAACAAGAGATCCGCTTTTCAGCGTGTCGTACAGTTTTCCCGTTACAACGTTCCTGAGATCTGCGCGGAATTCCTGATCTGTCTGGTCCACGGCTGCTGCATATCCTTTACTCGCAATCGCTTCGATAGACACGCCCTTCCGGTATTTATTGATAGTAATTTTTCCAACTGCATTTTCGCTTACTTCATACTGCGACAGAGGGATCTCATCACCTTCTGCCACTTCTCCGGACTGCAATGTTCCAGATGCTTTCCGCACGCGAAGCTCTGAACCATTTTCTTTTTTGATCATTCTGGTAATTCCCAGAATATCCAGCAGTGCCTGCATATCACGTGCAAAGGACGTGACAAAATCAATCTCCCTCGCTTTTACCATAATCTGAGCCTGTCCGGTCATATTGTTCGGCGCCGCAAATACCTGCAGCCCTAATCTTCTTACATCATGCATGTTTCATCTCTCCTTTACTGAAATAAATCCATATGCTCTGCGATCAGCTTCTGGCGTTCTGTAGGATTTTTAACCGCCATAATCTGATCCTTTGTCATACTTCCTTTTCCGCCTGTTCCTGCTTTCGGCGGATTACCTTTGTACTTTGTCTTGATGGCTTCCTGAACAGCATCCTTGAACAGCTTTGAAAATGCCTGTACAGTATTCTTCGTCTCCTCGGCATCTGTACTGACCAGATGTGCCAGAAGCTCATCCGGAATATTAATTTCCTCTTCCGCCAGCATCTTCCTGGCTGCCTTAGACATCTCTGCCAGAGCGTCTTTCTCCTTAAAGGCATTCAGCTCCTTTTCCATCTGGGACATTCTGTAAGCTGCTTTTTCTTCGTTGGTCATTTTCGCAAGCTTCTCAGCCTCGGACAGTTTATCATCATGAATATCTTTCCACTTCTTCTGCGCATTCGTCACTGCCGTATCAATAGCTTTCTGAACCCTGCGGTCAAATTCTGCCTGATTACCTTCCTGCTTTAAGAAGTCATCAAATGACAGGGATCCATTTCCCCCTGCACTGCCATCACCTGAACCTGTTCCGCTACCTTCGCCAGCGCCGGCTCCATCCCCGGAACTTCCGGATCCAGTTCCTTCGCCCTCTGCAAACAACTGCAGGTTCATCAATGCTTCAAATACTTTTCTTTTCATTTCATTTTCCTTTCTGCCCCAGCCCATTCATTTAATCCCAGGCCATTGCATCCACTCATAGTTTTACGTCATTTCGGACACAACTGGTTACACAATCCGGACGTTTTCCGGAAACTCATCGGCGATCTGACAAATGCCAATGAAAAAGGAATCCACCAGAAGTTTTCCCTCTTCCGACAGATTCCTGTAATGTATATCAGCCCTTCCGGACGATATTTCATATTGAATTTTATCTCTGGCCAGATCTTCAAGCGACCTGATCAGAGTCTGTGTCAACGTCGTCACAGCAGCGCAGACAATATCCTTCCCGGCCTCCGCATATCCTGCATGACCGCTTATTTTAATTTCATCCTTACGGACGCTTACTACAG